GGGGCTGACACGGTTGGGGTCGGGGGTCAGGGGTCAGGGGTCGGGGGTCGGGGGCTGGATTTTGAAAGGAGATTCGGAATGGACGAGGGTCAAACGGATGTTCGCGGAATTATTCACGAGGCGATCCAGGAGTTCGTGAAGACGGAGCGGTCGAAGGCCGAACCCGCGTATAAGGCGGAGCTGGTCGAGGAACGGCGGCGGCGGGAGGATCTGGAAAAGAGGCTGAACGAATTGGCCGAGGAAAACAGGCGCAGCCGTCTGCGCGCGGAGGAGGCGGAGCGGAGCTCACTGATCCGCGCGGAATTGCAGCGGCTGGGTGTGCAGAAGGTCGACCTGGCGTTCAAAGCAGTGAAGGACGACGTGGTCCGCAAGGATGACGGAAGCCTGGTTGCCCGGGGCGGACAAGGGGAAGTGGGGGTGCGGGATTATTTGACGAATTTCGTCAACGAGAATCCGGAATTCCTGCCGGCCCGAATCGCGGGAGGGTCTGGCGCAACCAGCGGCCAGAAGACTCCCTCGGGCGGAAGTGGCGTGGACCTGGACCGGATCAAACCTGGCATGAGCGCCGAGGATTTGGAGCGAGTCCGCCACGAAATCTCGCGAACGCTGCGGGGTCAGTAAGGTCCGTGCAACAACGGCGCGCCGCAAGCAAGAACGGCGTCCGATTTCAATTTAGGAGAAATTATAAATGCCAGCAATTACATCGGCAAACGTAGCAAGCGCGATTGCAAAACTGGTGGCGGTGGACGCCCTGCCGGCTCTGATGGGGAACCTTGTCATGGGTAACCTGGTCAATCGCGACTACGAGCCGACTTTGGCCAATGCGGGCGATACGGTCAACGTGCCGATCCCGCCGACACTGGTGGCGAACAACATTGCGGAAGGCGGCACGGTGCAAACGCAGAACCCCAACCTGGGGAACGCGCAGATCGTGCTGAACACGCACGCGGAAGCGACATTCCAGATTCCGGACGTGACCAAGGTTCTGGCGGTGCCGGATCTGCTGAAGCTGTACATGCAACCGGCGGTGATCGCGCTGGCCGATCGCATTGAGACCGACCTGCTGAACCTGTACGCGCAGTTCACTTCGAACAGCTCCGTCGGCACTGGCGGCGTGGCCATCACCGAGAGCGCGATCGACACGGCGGAGACCACGCTGTTTCAGGCGATGGTTCCGTCGAGCAAGGCGAAATATCTGGTGGTGGACTCGAACACCTATTCGCAGTTGCGGCAGATTCCGCGCTTCAGCGAATACAACACGGTGGGCGAAGCGGGTCTGCGGGCGATGGTGGAAGGATCGGTCGGCAAGATGAAAGACTTCTACATCTTCCGGTCCCAGTTCGTTCCCAAGACCGGCAGCGGCCCGATCACAACGCACAACATCGCGTTCGTAAGGGACGCGCTCGGGCTGGTGGTTCGGCGGCTGCCGCAGCCGCTGCCCGGCACCGGCGCAATTGCGGAGTACGCCGAACTCGGCAACTTCGGGATGCGCGTAACCATGAGCTACCAGCCGAACACGTTGGCGCAGCAATTCACGGTGGACGTTCTGTACGGCTGCGCGGTGCTGCGCAATCAGTGGGGCGTGCAGGTGCTGAGCTAGCCGCGACAAACGAATCGAAGAGGGCCGCAGTGGCGACACCGCGGCTCTTTTTTTGTGCGCCGCTTAGCAAAAAGGAGGATCGCAGCCATGGACTTGAAAGTGTTTTACCAAAAAATCCGGCAGGTGGAAGCCGCCATTCCGGAGGGTCACGTTGTGGTGGTGAGCCACGATACGCCGGACGGCGGCCGCGCCGGCGCGAAGACCGAGGTTCTGCGGGCAACAGCGGCGAAGCTCGTGGTGGAAGGGCGGGCGCGTCTGGCTTCGGCGGAAGAAACGGCGGAATACCGGGAAGCGATGGCGGAAGCCGCGCGGAAAGCGGAACAGTCGGCGAACGCCAATAAACTCCAATTGACGGTGATCAGCGACGCGGACCTGCGGGCTTTGAAAGGCTCCGCCCGGTTGCAAAAGGGTTAGGACTTCCCATGGCGCTACTCACCGACGGCAATCCGAACACCAGCGACGATTTGCGAGCCTACGAGACGGGGATCGTCAACGTGGCAAGCCAGGAAGGAATCGACCTGGATGCCAAGCTGACCTACGCGGCGGACGAGATCGGCGCGGAGATCCTCGCGTTCCTGTTGCGCGAATGGCCACGGGATCCGCAATCGGCGGCGCGGCGGTCCCTGAGACTGACGACGGTCGCGGTGACCTTACCGCTGGCGCGCTGGCACGCTCTCGAAACCATCGCGCTGCTGTACGGGGAAGCGTACAACAACCAGCTCAACGACCGCTATCAGGGAAAGTGGCAGCAGTACACGCAACTGGCGCGAAGCGCGGGCCTGCGGTACTTCCAGGACGGCGTGGGTCTGGTGATGAATCCGGTACCAAAAGCAGGGGCGCCCACGCTGACCAGTGTTGCCGGACCAGTCGCCGGCCAAACGTTCTTCGCGGCGGTGACGTGGTTGAATGCCGCCGGGCAAGAAGGCAGCCCGAGCGATCCGTTGAGCTTCGACACTGGCAACGGCGGTCTGCTGGTGGTGAATCCGCCGGCGACACCGGCGGGCGCGACGGGTTGGAATGTGTACGCGGGCACGACGGCGACGGCGCTGGCTCTGCAGAATACGAGCCCGCTGACAGCGGGGACTCTGTGGACCATGTCCGGGACTGGCTTGGCCAATGGCGCGCCGGTCGGATCGGGGCAGTCGCCGGACTACTATCTGCTGGATCATCACGAGATTCCGAGGGGGTGACGAATGGCACAGACAGGAAGCATCGTGACGGCGCAAGTCCTCAGCCTGTTGACCGACAGCGGCGGCGGCATCAACTCGACCCTGGCGGAGATTTCGGCGGACGCGGGAGTAACGCTGGCGCCGCTCGGCGCGGCCCAAATCGTGGGCCAGAATGTGACCGCGGAGATCGCCGAGAAAACCGCCGGGGCGATGTATCCGGCGATGTATGTGTATTGCGACAAAGTCAGCAACACCTTGAAGGAAAAATTCCGCACGTTTTCCGGAAAAGCGCAGGTGGCGATTGAGGCGCGGGTGTCGCAGGACCGGCTGGAAGGGATCGACCAACAGATGCAGTTGTACGTCGACGCCATCACGCAGGTGTTGGACGCCAATCGCGGCGATTGGGGACAAGGCATGTTTTACACCGGCGGTTACGAAGTAGCGTTCGGGCCGGTGAAGCACGGCGGCCGGAACTTTCTGCAGGCGGGGAAGGTGACGCTGGAAGTGGATATCTCTTGCTGAGGGAGTCCAGGAAGTCGAGGGAGTCAAGGAAGTCGAGGAACGGATGAATGGCTAGTTATATTTCGTCGAATAATAACCGGTTTTATGTGGCCGTGGAGCAGAATTACGGGGCCGCCGCATCCATCGCCAGCCAGAACCGGTTTCCCGCGGTGAAGCTCTCCGCCAAACAGCAACTGCAAAAAGCCCAACGGAAGGATAAAACGGGCGGGCGGACGTTTGTCGGTCTGCCGGCCGGTATCAGGAAGGAAACCAGCTACCAGGTGAGCACGTACCTGACAAGCTGGACGAATCCTTCGGCGGAGCCTGCCTATGGACCGCTGTTCCATGCGGCGCTGGGCGGTGCGGCGCAGCTCTACGCGGGCGGGACCGTGGCGTCGGTCGCGAACGGAACGCAAGTGACCTTCGCCGCCGCGCACGGTCTCTCGTCGGGGCAGGCCGTGACGTTCCAAGGCGAGATGCGGTTTGTGACCGCGATCGCGAATGCGCAGACGGTGATTCTGAACGCGCCGTTCAGCAATACTCTGGGCGCCGGATCGACGCTTGGACCGACGGCGACGTATTCGCCCGCCACGGCGCTGCCGAGCGCGACGCTGTTCGACTACTGGGATCCCAGCACGGCGGTGCACCGGGTGCTGCCGGGCGCCGCGGTGGACAAAATGGCGCTTAAAATCAACGGCGATTTTCACGAATTTGCCTTCAGCGGCCCGAGTGCGGATTTGCTCGACAGCACCAGCTTTACCTCAGGACAAGGCGGCTTGACCCAGTTCCCGCCGGAGCCTTCGCTGGTCGCGTTCAACTACACAATTGTTCCTGGGCATCTTGGACAGGTATGGCTGGGCGCGACGCCGACCCGATTCTATACGATGACCGGCGCCAGCCTGGCGTTAAGCAACAACCTGGACGTGCGCAATCTGGAATTCGGCAGCGATCTGCCCCGGGCCGTGGTTCCGGGGGAGCGCGACGTATCGATGGACGTGACGCTGTATGAGCAGGACGACACCGGGACGCAGGCGCTCTATCAGGCGGCGCGGCAACGTTCCCCGATCAGCGCGATGTTTCAGCTTGGCCAGCAGAGCGGACAAATGTTCGGCGCGTATATGAGCGGCGTAACACCTGAGGTTCCGCAATACGACGACGGCGAGACCCGGCTGCAGTGGAAGTTCCAGGGATCGCGGGCGCAAGGGAGCCTGAACGATGAGCTGTATATCGCCTTCGGATAGCTCGCACACGTACGAGAG